TGTTGCAGTCGGCGGTGTAGCTAGTTTGCTAATGTCGCAAGGCGTGTGGATGTGGCTGCCATTTTAAGGAAACAAAATGCAAGAAGAACAAAAGCAAGAAGTACCTAAAGAGGTAGAAAGTTGGATTCAGAAAAAATGGCGTCCAATGATGGCTGTTATGTATATGTGTGTATGTGCAGCCGACTTTATACTATTCCCCATTATGTTCACCATAGTACAATTCTGGGAAACACAAGCAGCTAATGACGCTTTTCGTCAGTGGGGGCCACTAACACTACAAGGTGGTGGACTATTCCACATGGCTATGGGTGCTGTGCTTGGTATCACCGCTTGGAGTCGTGGTCAAGAAAAGATGGCAGGTGCAAATGCTCCTCCAGCACCACCAATGCAAGTTACTACCACAACCCAAACTCAACAAGTTTCGTATACTCAACCACAGCGAAACTTTAACCAAGGTTACGACGACTATCATCAGCCGCAAGTAACCCAAGGCTTTGGCGGCAAGCTAGCGCCACCACCTCAACAACATCCTGTAATTTAAGGATCCAAATATGAAAAAAGTACTACTAGCAACACTACTAGCATTTAGTGCTACTGCTTGGGCGGCAGATCCTCCAGCCAAAGCAGCTAGTCAGCCAGAAACTAAAAAGGTTTGTGTTGATAAGGTAAAAGAGGGTAAGCCTGTTATGGGCAAAGACGGCAAGCCACAGCAGGACTGCAAAGAAATCAAAATCCACAAAAAGCTGGAAGGTACTAAAGTAGAGGACACAAAGGGCAAAAAATAATTTATAGTTGACACCTAAGGCGTGGTCTGCTATAATACTTCACATAGCAGACCACTTTGTTTAACAAACACAAGGAAGTCTATGGCTAGTGGCAAAAGAGCGCGACGAGCAGGCAATCTTGAAGCAAATCCTGTTGAGTTCGGTTTTCAAGAAGTAAAGCCGTTAAATTATATTCAAGGTGAATATTTACGGGCAATACACGAAAATCAGATTATATTTGGCGTAGGTAGCGCAGGCACAGGTAAAACCTATGTAGCTGCAACGTACGCTGCAAGTGAACTATTTCATCGTCGCATACAAAAGATTATCCTAACCCGACCTAATGTAGAAACTGGTCGTGGTTTAGGATTTCTGCCAGGTACTTTAGAGGAGAAGTATGCTCCGTACTTAGAACCATTTGACCAAGTATTTGCAAAGAGTCTTGGCAAAGGTTTTTACGAATACGCACTAAAAGCAAAAAACATAGAGCCCAAGCCACTGGGGTTTATGCGTGGAGCAACTTTTGATAACTGCATTGTGCTACTAGACGAAGCACAAAATGCTACCAAAGAAGAAATGAAGATGCTGCTAAGCAGAATCGGTAGAAACTGCAAAATGATTATTAGCGGTGATATTGATCAAGCAGATATTCCTGACAGCGGTTTATCGGATGCGGTAAACAGGCTGCAAAACATTCAAGGCATTGAAGTTGTCAGATTCTTGGATAGCGATATTGTTCGCAGTAAGATGTGTAAAGAAATTATTTTAGCTTATAAAAATTAAAGGATCAAGATGGCTAAGACATACAAACCAACTAGTGGCATGGCCAGTGCTGCTAAACGTGCCCTAAAGTGGAAAGACGAAGGCAAGCCAGGCGGTACCCTAGTTGGCTTAGCCAGAGCAAATCAACTAAAGGATCGGGAGCCTCTAAGCGCCAGTACTGTGCTGAGAATGTACAGTTTCTTCAGCAGACATGAAGTAGACAAGAAAGCTACTGGATTTTTTGCTGGTCAAGAAGGCTATCCAAGCAAGGGCCGAGTTGCTTGGGACTTGTGGGGCGGCGACGGTGGTTACAGCTGGAGTAGAACAAAGCGTAACCAAATTCAGCGTGATCGCGAGGGCAAAGCCCTAAAACTGCTCCAGATGACTAAAATGCAGATTGCTAAGCCACTGCTAATGGCCGCAGCGCAAATGCTAGAAGACTATGCCAACGAGCAGATTAGTGAAGAGCTAGACGCTTTTGGTCAGTTTATGTATCATGCGGAACTGCTACGCAACGGTCACCTAGATGTGTACCTAATGGACTTGCACAAAGTAGACCAGCCATACCGTGATATACTAGTAATGGTATTTGAAGAACTCGACGAAGGCTACGTTAGCGAACCACATGACGGTGACAGCGAAGAAGTAGACGACGAAGATAGTGACGAAGATACTCCAACATGAAAAAAGCCCCGTAACGCAAGTTACGGGGCTTTTTTGTTTGTGCTGATCAGTTGATTACTTTGTCAGCCAACTCACCTTGGCCTTGTGCTGGCTCAAGCTGAGCACGAGCCTGCTGTTGAATCTTAGCACTTAGCGGATTGCAAATCTTGCCAGGCAGTTCTTGCAAACCAGCCAAGATAGCATTTGCTTCGTCAATAGTGAATTCAAATGTTAGTGTTTGAGGTTGTTGATTTTCCATATGGTTTTTTACTTAATTGGGCATGCCCCAGTTGAACAATCTTCGCTAACAATTTCGTCAAAGCTGTTAGCACTATCAATATCTACAGGTAGTAGTTGTTGAACATAATCGCGATAAGTATGCTCGTCAACAACTTCCTGTGGCAAGTACAGATAACCTAGGTCTTTAGCTGTTTTAGTTGGATCGGTTCGGTAAATAAAACTTACACCAACATAACTATCCCAGTTGTTTAGCAACCAGTCAATGATACCATCAACTTCACTAGGATCGTAACTAATAGTAACCGACGTATTTTGCTGAGTCCAGCTATTCTGAATCAGCTTATACTTTTCCAGCTGCTCGATAGCAGTGTCCAAGTTAACTTCTTTGCCATCTACTTTGTGGAACGGCACGTCCTGCCACTCCACAGGGAAAGTGATCAGCACACCACTTGGGTCAGTGGGGTGATTGATTACCTTATAGTTTGCACTTCGCAAAATTTCAACAATAGGATCGTACCTGCTAAATTGTACGTTGTTGAAGATATACTTGCCAAGCGGCTTGTGAACGCCTTCAGTGGTATCCATGATCTTGCTCAAGGTACCTGACGGCTTAACACAAGTAATATTCTTAGGACGTGGCAAGCCTAACTCGTCGGCCATTCCGACGGCTGCGGCTGTCGCCGTACGCTTTAAGTACTCGTAATCATAGCCCGTCATGTCAGGACGTTTAGCGATGCCAGTAAGACCGACCCCGCATAGTCGTAGGAAATAGTTATTGAGGTGCCATGCTTCCTGTAGTATACCATCCAGTAAATTAACGCATGTCTGGCGATAATTTGCTCGTGCTGCGAGTCGGATAGCTTCGTGTAGTCCAGCCGTGTCACCCTTGAACTTGGCAATGTCTGTTTCTGTGAGATTGCAAAATGACTTATTTCCGAGTAGGATTTCGACGCAAGGGTTTGCTCCCTTGAACCAAGGTGCGCGTCTACGGGCCTCAACGGCATTGATGAATCCAGGTTCACTTCCACCAGCCTCCAGCATTAGTTGAAAAATCTTTTCCAAATCCTCGCGATGTGGCTTTTCATTAAAAACCAGTGAGTTGTTGGATTGCTGTCTGTGGCTGTTTCCATAGAGCCACCAGTCTTTCTTAGCAGTTGCAAATTCTTCCCACTCAGGCTGTCCGTAGTCGAAAAGAGCAATTTCGGCACTACGACGACTGCTGAGAATAGTCCCAAGATGGTTAACAATGTCCAGTATATCCATCCTAGTAAGTAGACTATCAGCACGGCCATTAAGAATATTGGCAATAGCAGTATAAGCAACACTAATAGCCTCATCACCACTACTAATCCACCCATAACCCTTTAGCCTTTCACCAGCAGGTCGTAACTGTGAAAAATCAAGTACCAGAGTATCAGCAGGGAACTTACCCGCAAGCAGCTTACCCACAGACTTTGCCCAAGCTTCTGCACTATCTCCGATCTGAATAGTCCAAGTCTTAGTTTCAGGTTCCCAATATTCCACATTGTGCTCATTACCACCCTTTTCAGTACGAGTGCTACGGACTACCTTGATATTCTTGATAGGCTTCGAAAAACCGTTCAAGGTACCTACTACTGGCTTGAATCCAACACCACAACCCTGCAGCAGTAGCCACAAGCAGTCTACTACGTCGTACACAGTTTCTACTTCGGTAAAGCTGCAGTTAAACTGTGACGCTTCACGACTTTGCGCTACGTTAGTACCACCCAGCCAAAGCGTGCGGCCACTCATTGACACCTTACGATCCAGCATTAGCTGTTCCAAGTCATACAGCTCGCCGTATTCTTTATCATTTAGATCACGACCAACAGCGCGCTCCCAAAGCCACTGCTGATGGTCAATAACTCTGGCAACCGTATCATGCCAAGTTTCAAAATTCTTACCAGTATCATCAGTAGGCCGTGAATAGGTACGCCGCGTAATTACTTGTGCTCTTGTACTTACTGTCATTAGTGTTCTTCCTTTTTCATTTCGGATAATATATCTCTAAATACCTGTACCAGGATTTCTCTATCAGGATTACCAAACTGTCCTTTGACTCCAGGTATTCTTACAGATTTAATTTCATTACGAAGCGTATAATATTCTAATATAGCTTCTGCTTGTGGTAATTTATCTATTAAGTAAGGTTTAATTAACTTAATAAATTCTATGGCATCTTCGCCATAGAACGAGTAGGCGTACTGCGTTTTATTGGTACGTTGAGTTCTATTAGTAATTGATCCGCCAAAAATGTTCTGCAGTCTTACCAAAACATTTTTAGCCGTATTAGTTACTCTTATATCTACAGCACCGTTCTTAGAAATACTTATACAACCTTCACCATCAAAAAATCCCGCTGCATAAGCTATATCGGTTTCGGTCATACTAATCCTTTAACTAAGTTCCGGTACTGCCAAATCCGCCAGTACCGCGTTGTGTATCATTCCAAACGTCTTGAAAGTGTACCAGCTCAACCTTTTGTACCACAAGCTGTGCAATGCGATCCCACTGGTTGATCTGATAAGTTTCATTACTTGTATTCTTTAGCAGCACCTTAAGTGTGCCGCGATATTCTGCGTCTATAACTCCAACGCTGTGTGGGATAGTAATTCCCTTTTTACCTTGCGAGCTGCGGTTGTATACCAAACCTACATAGCCGTAGGGAATCTTAACCGCCACGCCAGTGTCCACCAGCTGCTGTTCTCCAGGCTCCAGGTATATGGTTTTGCTATCTGGTAGGTAGGCAAACAAATCAGCTCCAGCATCCCACTGGTGTTGACGTTGTGGTAGCTTAGCGCCTTCACTTACTAGGCACTGAACTGTGCTGCGTGTTTCGCTAGCAAAGTTTACACTGCCTGTCGTAAGAACATAACTATTAGTTGTTGACATAATTTTCTAAGATTGTATCTATTTGTTCACAATTTGACTCACCCAGTGCTTCGTGGCAGTGAGTAACCAAGTCCATTAGTTTGTAGTTAAGCATCAGCTGCTCACCACTTTCATTCAGCGCCTGCACATACTTTAGCTTACTAGCGATAGGCAAGCTAGCAATAATGTCATAAGTACTACCAAACTCAACAACCAGCTGTTGAGCGCGTTTAGGCCCAATACCAGGAACACCAGGGACATTATCGCCGCTGTCGCCAGTAAGACACTTAATGCTAATGTAATCTTCTGGGTTAAAGTCATAGTGTTCGTGCCAATTATCCCAAGTAGTTTCTTTACGGGTAACATAACTAAATCTGCTTACATTTGGCTGTATTAGCAAGTCCCAGTCTTTATCACTACTGACCAGCCAAATATTGTCTGTGTTTATGGTTTTCTTGCGGTTAACTATATACGCTGCAATGTCGTCAGCCTCAACGCCTTGAAATCTCACCACAGGATAGTCTGTGGTTTCACGAATGTAGTCCAGCGTTTTGGTAAAGTCTTCAAAGAACAACTCAAACTGCGCTTTTTCAGCGTCTGTTTGCTGCTCAAACTTATCCTTGCGGTTCTGCTTGTACTCCACATAAAGCTCTTTGCGATACTGGCTAGAGCCTTGGTCACAGGCGATGATAACCTTATTAGCCCTATAACTCTTTTTAAGGCTTTGTACTGTACGCAGGTAGTCTTCCTGAAAGTCAGTAGCACCACTGTGCTTGTAGCGGAACGCCAAGTTAAGTGCGTCAACGACCAGCAGCGTATTTTCTGTTTGTTGCATTATTTTGAAAGTTTTTGACATTTTAGATAGTATATTATATCAAATATAGTGTTGAATTTCAAGCCACAAATTTTGGTGTTTCGTGCTCTAGCCAGTCGTCGAGTAGGCCAACGAAAAACTCAAACCCTTCACGGCTGATGCATATGAAAGGGTAGTTATTGCTACTTGGCAAATCTTCAAATGCCACAAACAGCTTGCTGCGATCAAATTTGAATATTAAAAGTGGTTGTTTATTTACCTGGCAGCCTTGGCGGTAGGCTTGACGCCACCACTCAATTAACTGCGAAGTTTTACTTGTCAAGATCTGTGAAGTAAGGTGATCTTCTGCATATCCTTTGACTTCCACACACCACAAGTTTTGTGAGTTGGGCACGTATAGGTCGCCCTTTAGCTGATGTTTAGGGTCGAGCGCACCACTACCTGGTACGCGCTCCCACCCTAAACCGCTGTGCTTGCGTAATACATCACGAGCCTGGGTTTCCGTACGAGCACCTTTGGCCCGTGAGTCCACCATTACTCGCTAGCCTCGTGCTTGAGCTTAGCAATCTGCTTTGCTGTACGCTTAGGAGTGGGTGCGGGAGCAGGCGGTGTAACCGCCTTGGGTGCTTCCTTAGTTACCAGCTCTTGCTCGTCTACACTATACACCACACTACCGCCCTCAACTTCTATGGTTTCCGCTTCTTGGCGAGTGATAAGCTGGTGCAAGAACACTTGTCTGCGAACGCCGTCACGGGTTACAAACACCTTGGCGTCTTTAATCTGTTCAATTTTTACCATGTTAAACCTCGATCTTACTAATGTTGCTGCGTTTAACAACATTTACTTTTTCTAGCAGTGGGTGGGTAAAGCCGTGCGAGACTAGGAAAGTGTTTAAGTGCTCTTCCTTCAACAACACTTCCACCAACTTGTCTTTACCGTCTGGATCAAGTGCCTCCACCGTCTCGTCTAGTATAAGCAAGTTGATTCTGCTCTGGCTTAGGGTCTGCATTAGCTTGCGAATTGCGAGTAGCGTTGCCACGTTTACTCGTGCACGCTCGCCGCCGCTAAGAGCTATAAACTCAATGTCTCGGCCGTTATCGGTAATGACCACATTGAGCTTGTCACTGCTGTTGATTTTAAAGCTGATCTGGAATCTGCCATCACTTAAGTCTACAAGATACTTGTTAGTAATGTCTTCCAGGTCTTTTACTAAGCACTCGATCTTGTAAGCAACCAAACCAGTTGTGCTAAAAGTTTTGGTAAGCACATTGATAATACTCATGCGCTCGCTTAGCTCGTGCAGCAGTGAGCCATGATTCTCCAGCTCCTGCTCCATTTCCACCAGCTGCCTTTTGACCAGCTCAATTCTAGCATTGTGAGCACTGGCTTCAGTATTCTTACGCTCTGCTTCTTGAATTTTTTGCTTGGTGTCCTGTATGGACTTTTCCAGAGTCGTCAACTGCTTTTGCAGCTCGTCTTTGTCCAATACATCACTAGGCAGTTCCAAGTCAATTAGCTGATGATACTTCTCCCAGGACTGTTGGGCTTCTTCAGCTTGTTTCCAGCTAGTTTCTGCAGCCTTGAACTCCTTAATTGCTAAATCAAGTTCTACTAGCCTGGCTTTTGCACCATTAATCTCCACATTGCGCTCTTCGATCATGCTGCTAACTCGCGTGTCGTCAATGCTGGACAAACACGTTGGACAGGTACCGTGCAGGGCTTGCATTTTCTTTATAAATGCTTGACTATCCTGCACAGTTTTGTCTAGCTTAATCTTTTCAGTTTGCAGTGGCTCTGCACTACCCACTGGCTTTGCAGGAACCGGCACTAGCTGAATTCTAGCCTGTAACTGCTTGTAGGTGTTGTTTTGCTGAATTTTGCGGTTGGTTTGCTCAATGGTTTGCAGTGTACTGCTAAGCTGCTTGCTTTCCGCAATACTGTCTTCGTCCAGTTGCGGTGCACTAACCAGCACTTTAGGTGTAGTATCAAAGCCACTGTACTTGTCCAGCCATTGCTTAACCGTGTTTACCTGCGACTGTGCAGCACTAATGTCTTTGCTTAAGTCCTGAGCTACTTCTTTAAAAACTTCAGCTGCCCTGGTATACTTGCCCAAATTTAAGATTTCGATTAAGAACTTTTTACGAGCAGTATCCGCCGCCATCAAGAACTCTAAGCTGTTTGCACTGCTTTGATACACAATCTGCGAAAAGCTCTTGTGATCAATACCTATAATGTCTTCGATCATTTTATAGGTTTGTGTAGCAGTGTGGGCACTAATATCGCGACTATCCTTTAGCAGCTTCACCGTTTGGGTATTACCACGAGTAGTTTTGATCGAGTACTCTACTCCGTCTTTTTCCAAGTCCAGCTCAATGCTGTATTGCTTGTCTTTGATATAACGGTTAAGAATATCTGCTTTTTTAATGCCCTTGCTGTTCTTATTAAACAGCACTTCTTCCAAGATCAAGGCAATCGAACTCTTGCCGTGACCATTTTTACCAACCAATTGCGTTAGTGGTGCGTTTACAAAGTTGATTGCATTGTTTTCGCCATAACTAAACGCATTACTCCATCTTAATTCTTTTATCGTTATCATTTAGCAATCGCTTTAGTTCTTGTAATCCGCCCACATGAAAGCCGTTTAAGAATACTTGTGGAACACTGCGTGCGTTCGGCACCATGTCCAGCAACTCCTTTTTAGTGTAACCAGGCTGGCCTAGCTCACACACTGCAAATGGAATCTGGTGCAGTTCCAGCAATCGTTTGGCTTCATCACAAGCAGGGCAGTTTGGTTGAGACCATACTTGTGCTATACTATACCTGTTCGATTTTGTTTGCATAGTTTTGTAATTCCTTTAGTGCCTTGTCGATTGTATCTTGCGGCAAGGCTAAAATATACTGCAAGTACTCACTTACTTCTTGTGACAAGTCCATGTCCTTGTCTAGCATAAGTGCAACGTCTGTTTCCCGACGCATTACCTTGCGGTCAATAAGCTCGTTGTCCTCCAGTTCACCAAGTTCTTGCATATCGCCTTCAACTTGGTAAATGGTATGGTCGTAGTCTGTTGGCGGCTTAGGGTCGTGAACACCTACCGTTTTCCTGATAAGCTGCGGAAGCTCCAAGGTGTGCCACTTATGGTCCAAAGAAACAGTGTCCAAAACAATAACACCAGTATCCACTCTAGATCTATGAAAGCTAGTAGTAACTGGACTGCCGGGATAGAGGATATTTCGCTGACAATTCTCATAGCTATGCAAATCTCCTGCTAAGACTACTTGCCACTTTTGGAATATATCCAAATCCACTTCAGGCTTTACGTGCGGCGGAATCTCGCCACGAACGTGTGTGCACAGCACTTGCCCGCCTTCAGGCCAAGGGTGATTGCCCTTTTCAAAATCTTTTAGTTTGTTGTAGGGAACAAACTCTATGCCCCAATCGCTGTAGTAGTCGTCTACGACTATTACTTGCCGATTTAGGCGATTGGTAACTTGTGCTAAGTTACTCAAGAAAGTGGTATCTTTTTTAACAGCTTCGTGATTACCACTGTAAATTATAGTGGGAACTTTGCAGTGCGTTACCATATCAAAGTAACACTCTAGTTCCTCCATGCTAGGCAGTTTGTCGAACACATCACCACCGATTATGAAAGCGTCACACCCTTGCTGAATCTCTTCCAGCTGCGCCCACAACAGGTTATAGCGATTTTTAGCCCACTCCACCGGAACATTCTTTTGGCCCAACTTAATGTGTACGTCGGCCGTGAATAAAACTTTCATCTAATTCCTTTAGAGGCAAAAAAGCCCAGTAAGCTCTTCACTTTACTGGGCTTTGGCGATTAACCGTTGAGTTCGTTAACAGCTTCTTGTGCGCTACTATCGCTATCGGCTTCGTCTTCATTGCTGGTAATCTTCTCCAGCAGAGCCTTCACTTCGTCAGCATTCGGGCGAGGAAACTTTTCGTCAATGGACTTTGCGGCATCAGCCATAGCACGCTCGTCATCACTGAGTGCGCGGGGCTTGCAGCGTAGCACTTGCAAGGTATACTCAACATTAAAGGGCAGAGGACCAGTCTTAACGCGCTTGAATACAACGTCCCAACCAGTGTCGTAGTCTGTGGGGTCACCCAAATCTTCTGCGGCAGTTACAATCTGCTCAAACAGCTTCTTTTTCAGGTTAAGGGCCACAACTTTGCCCGACTTAGGGTCGATACAGTTAACGCTGTAACTCCAAGTGCACTTCAAGTCAGGGAAGTAGTCAGGAACATGGTCTTTTTCCATGTTATCGAACTTTTCCTTTTCGCGACTAAATGCCAGGCACTCAACAGGAATATCCTTGTTATTGCTGCCCTTGAGCCAGTAAATGTATCGCGGCAACACTCCACCGATCAAACGTACAGTGTTTTCGCCGTCTTTGTATTCATAGGACTCAACCTTATTAGATTGTGCCTTGCCTTTGGTTTGCTTGAAACTAAGTGCCATTTTATTCCTCGTATTTGAATTTAATTTTGTTGTTTGTGAT